TCACGCCGCCTCGCCGAGAACCATCCACAGGTTCTGATCATTGCTCGTCTCCGACAATCCGATGAGCGTGATGCCTACTGCGCCGGAGGTGACGTGGACGCCGATCCCGTCGCTTTTGTAGACCCAGCCACCGACGACTGTGCTGCCGTATCCGCCTTCGATTCGCCACGCGGCGGTGTCGCTGCCTTCGGATCCGCACCCATTGAAGGTGACTCCAATGCAGTCGAGTAACTCGTAGCTGATCACGTTGTGATCTGCTGCGCAGGCAGTGAGGTTGGTGTAAGCCATCGTGTCTAGCCGGTATCCGGAGCTTCTGTTCGACACGGCGAAGCACGACGTGAGCGAGGTGCTTGTACCGACGATGCCGTCTTCGCCGACGAGGTTGAATCCGTTCGCGCCGTTCTCTTCGGAGATAACCGAATTGAACTGGGAGACGATTCCATTCGACACGTACAGCCCGTCTGCACCAAAGGTGCGGAGGTAGACGTTCGTCAGACGGAGATAGCACGTTGCGCTGTGGGTGGAGCGCGTCAGGTTGATTCCGCATCCGGTGCCAGACCCTGAGCCTGGGCCGGAGATGCGCAGTTCTTCGACGCTGAGCGAGAGAATGTCAGTGCCTTCGAAGCCGTGCTTGTTCGGTGTCACCTGATGAATGACGGTTGCGCTGTTGCCCTCGCCGTACAGTCGCAGGGCGCTGCGAAGCTTGATCGAATCGGTGATTAGGTATGTGCCTGCGGGAATGAAGACGGTGCCGCCTTCGAGGGGGAGTGAATCGATCGCGGCCTGTACCGCTGCGGTGTCGTCCGCGATTCCGTCTGCGACCGCTCCGAACCGCTGTGGTGTGGGAGGACGCTCGCGAACCAAGCTCTCGATGGAATTATGGGCCACTTCGATTCCCTCGGAGTAGTGGTCGAGGAGAGTCTTCGTGAGACGAGTGACCCCGCTGATGATGTTTGGTCGTGACCAAGTCATTGGGGTCACTCGTCCTTTCCGGTGTTAGCCGATGATGAGGTCTGGACCAATGATCGGCGAGTCGGTCTCGTCGCCGATCACAGGTCCGACTAAGGGTTTACGGTGACCGTGATGGCCTTGCTTACTGTGTTGGCTGTTGGCGTTGCAGAGTCGGTGACCTTGAAGGTGACCGACGGTGTGCCCGCAGCGGTCGGAGTGCCCGAGAGGATGCCGTCCGCCGACAGAGTGAGGCCAGCGGGCAGCGTGCCGGTCTTGGTCCATGTCTTCGCGCCGACACCGCCGGTAGCGGTGAGTGCCTGGGAGTAGGCGGTTCCAACGATGCCAGTGGGAAGGCCGGTGGTGGTGATGCTCAGTTCGGCTGCGGCGGTGTCTTGGTCAACGACGTAGAACACATCGCCAAGGGCATCGTTGGAGTGATGGACCGTGATCTCGTACGCCTCGGGCTCACCCTCGACCTTGCTGAAGCCTCCTAGTTCGAAGAGCGCAGGGCGTGTCGAGACCCAAACTTCCGTCGCGATGTCCTCGTCGCGCAGGACGTACGCGGTGTAGAAATACATCCCCTTGGGCGCGCCGATCTTGCCGGTGCTCGAGCCGGGAAGAACGAACTTCTTTGTCACCGAGTTCTTTTCGAGTGCGGTGAATCCGGTTCCGATCGCGCCCTTCTTGGCCTTGCTGCGGTAGCGGGCCTGGCCGAAGGCGTCGAAGTGAGTGATTTCTACTTCGGGATTGACGGGGATACCTGCTGAGGCGTCGAGTAGGCCGACGAACTCCCAGCGTGCGTCCAGATCGTCATCGATCGTCGCGGGCAGAAGCTCGGTGATGTCAGTGACCGCATTGCGCGGGACGACGTAGACCTCAGCTTCGTCCCAAATTCGAGTGGCATCAGGATTGATTCCGGACATGGCAAGTAACCCCTTTCAAGGGCAAAGAGAAATGGAGGGTCCGCTAGAGCGGAAGGGTTCTCACGGTGGTGTTGACCGTGAAAGACGCCATGCGCCCGCCATTTTGGGGGTCGAGGTCGTCAATGAGGGTGGTGCCGGGTGCGATGTACGCAACGCCAGGTACGGTGAGCGCAAGTAACAACCCGAGGCATTTGCCGGCAGTGGCTCGCGACCGAGTGCGGCTGCTAGACCACACGGTCACGCGGATCTGAGGGTGCGTTGAGATCGGCCAATTCACGGGGCCGCTGTCATCGAAGACGACGACAGCGGGGGCTGATTCGGTCCCCTTAGCCTCGGGTTGCCAGTCTTCTGCAAGCGACAGCGCTACACGCACATTGGGTTCCGACGAAGCCAACTGGGTATGGAGGAAGTCCTTGATGGGGACGGCTGCGTCAGCAGGGACGCGAGTCACTTTCATCGCGGCTTCACGACCAGCCCCACAGCGGCAGCGGCACGGGTCAGTGTGCCGTACTTCGCTTGAAGACCAAGTCCGGAGGGGTGAGCCAAGGAAACGGCGGCACCGGCCCGATCAGTCCTAATTGGGCGAACTTTCACTTCGACGCCTTGCTTGACCTGAACGGCAGCAGCTACGTCCTTGGCGGCTGCCAGAGACATGGCCTGCGCTTCGGGGGAGTTGAGGATTGCTCGTACTCCGGCACGATCGAGCTTGAATTTGGGTTTGCCTTGTGCAGACATGATCAACCTCTCCCGATGACAGCGAGTACTTCCAGGCCGCGACGCCCAGTTCCGAACGCCGAACGCCAGTTGAGGATTCGGATTTGGCATTGCAAGCCCCTAATCTCCAACTCGTCGTCATCGGTCAGGTCTGGTGCAGGGGAGAAATAGAGCGTGTACTGAATGGTCTCGCCTTGGCGGGCCACAGACGCGTTCCGGGTGGAGGCACCAGGAGCAACAGCTCGTGCTTTCAACGGCACCCGAGACGTTGTGGATGGGACGGGATCGTTGTTCGAGTCCAGACCGCCAGGGGACTTGCGAACGCGAATCACTTCTTCACTCAAGGCAGCCTCGGCAATCTGTAGCGGTCGAGGACGCGAAGCTCGTGATCGAACAGTGCTGTCGAACCTTCTGATGCAGAAAACGAGAATGGCCCAAAGGCTTCAGCGTGACCGCCGAGTTCCGAGTTGACGGCACGCGCTGCAGCATCGAGCACGACGCCCAATAGATCAGCGGGCGCTTCATAGCCGTGTTCGATCTCAACCTCGATGGAGCGCCAGCGGTCTGGCCATTGACCGCGCAGCGTGCCGTCCTGAGACCACTCCACATCCGGAAGCGTGACGCCCTGAACGCGAACAGCGTTGAGAGCGCAGAGTCGCAAGGTGGGTAGGTCGAGGATGGTCCCACCGCTACCGTCGAGGGTGATGGTCTCGGTGACCATGGGTGCGCAGTGCCAACCGCAGTAGGAGCGGACCGCACCGACCGCGACGTTGAGCCGCCACTCTTCGAGGCCGTCTCCGGCCATGAGCGCGCGGAACTCTTCGATACCGATCAGTGGTTCCACAATCAGCCCGCCTTGTTGCGTGTTCGGTTGCGCGACTTGTTGGCCGGTACGGTCTTGGCCTTGTTCGTCGTAGTGAGACCGCGAGCCTTCGCGTCAGCCTCGCTGAGTTGTAGCGTGGTCACTCGTCCGTTGATCTCAACTTCGTATATGTGAAGCAAGGCAGCTCCTTTCGGTGCCAGCTCGCGACCCTGGCCGGAAGTGAATCCAGCCAGGGCATGCGAATTAAGCGTGAGTCGCAACCTTCACGAAGGCGGACGGGCGGGTGACGGCGAAGGCGACTCGCTCTTCGGCGAGGACAGCAACCATGTTGCGGATGAAGAAGTCCGCGTGCGAATCGGTCACGGTGACCGTGGTCTGTTCGCGATCCCAGAGAACAGCCTTCGAGAAGTCGCCCAGCAATGCGGTACCTGTGGGCTGTGCTTCGCTCTCGACGACCGGAACACCCCAGAGGGTGCGGTTGCCGAATGCGAACGGTCCACCGTAGACATAGCGGCCTTCGAGGTCCTTTGCGAGGTCGATCAATTCGGCATCCTCGGGGGAGACGACGATCGCCGTGGGCGCGACGCGACCGATGGTGCGGACCTTGGTGATTGCCTTACGAACTGAACCGAAGAGGTCGGAGGAGAACGCCTGTGTCTGGATGCCGGAGGTAGCGTTGATACCTAGAAGGTCCTCGCCGACGCCGGAACCGGTCAGCATCAGCGACTCTTCCTTCTCAGCGATGTCTGCACGAAGCTCGTCGTTGATCAGACCTTCGAGGGCTGCAACGTCTGCGAGTGCGCGCTTGGTGGCGGGCACCCATTCGGCGACCGTCTTGACCTCAGCGGTCTTGCGCTCGAATGCCCAGCTGCCCTCGGGCTTGTAGCCGCCACCGCTAGCGAGGACCAGTGCACCACCATCGGCGGGTGCGGTCGGTGCAGCCGAAGACGTAGCTTCCGGGACAGCTGCAGCACCGTTGACGTGTGAAGTCTGTGCCACGTACTCGACCAGGTCGGAGCCGGTGCGACGGACACTGATCAGGTCGCGAATCGTCAGATCACGTCGACCCAGCATCTCCACGATATCCGTGCGCTCCGGCGTGACGAATGCACCAGCGGACGTAGGGGTGCCGCCAACGAGAAGGCCCTTCACGGCGATCGGGTCAGTCTGGAAACGCGAACGCTCAGGAATCTTCGAGGCACCTTCGAAAGGAGCCATCGCAGACTTGAACTGTGCGCTGCCCACAACCTGGAGGCCGAGTGACTTTGCCCGCGCCTTGGTTGCGCCGTCAGAGGCAGGCTCTTCGACTGGTTGTGCGCCGACCTGCTTCGCCAGGGACTCGGCTGCTGCGATGACCTCCACGTCATGACGCGCGGCTTCGATGTTCTTGACCAGTTCTTCGGCCTGCGCCTTGAACTTGTCGAAATCGGCCTGTTCGTCCTCACTGAGTGCGCGAGCTTCCTCGTCTGCCTTAAGCGCGATGGACTTCATGTTCTTGACGGCCTCTGCGGCCTCGCCCTTGAGTCGGGCAATACGAATGCTGGATGCCATGATGGCGTACCCCTTTCGAGGGTTAAGTGAGTGAGATAGCCGCGCTGAGAACGTCTGCTGCAGCGAGGTTTCGGCGAATGATTGCCAGGGACTTTTCCGACGGTTCTGCCGGAGTGAGCGAGTCGAGAACCTGGCCGATGGATTCGTACGCATTGCGCAGTGAGTCCTCGTTCTTCGAGGAGATCGCACGACCGGCTTTCACCGAGAGGATGTCCGTTGCTTGGTTCGCGCCGAGCGGAACGATCGAGACTTCGTGCAGCATCAGCTGTTTGAGTTCGATAACATCCTCGGTGCCTCCACCTTCGATGTCCCGAGTAGCTTTCGCGTGGTCGAGTACGTCGTAAGCGAACGAAAGCTGAGTGATGCGTCGCTCCTTGATGAGCTTGTAAACGTATGCACCCTTGGGAGATTCGAGGTCAATCTGCCCAGAGACTTTGAGGCCGATTTCGTCCTCGTCTGCTGAGGTGATGACGCCGATGTTGAAGTCCGGGTCACCCATGTTGTGGCCGAAGAGCAGCGGTATCGGGTCACCCTTTTCTTTCCACCGGTCCAGGTCCGCGAGGAATGCTCCCGGCATCACGATGTCGCCGTAGGAATCGACGTTCCCGAAGATGCTGGCGTAGGCGGTGAACGTGCCTGCCTCGCCGGTGTCATCCTCTACAGGAACGTCTTTGAACTGTGTTGCAGTGCTTTTGGTTTTCACTGCTCACCCTCCTCGGGTTCGGCGGGACTCGTTTCGGAGCCGTTGGAAATGCCGGGGGCAGTCGGCGTGATGTCGGTCGGTGAGGCTTGGCCGCCGATGAGAACGTTGAGCGGCACAATCAATTCGTCGCCGCCAGGAACAGGCGGGCGGTTGTCGAGTGCGCGTGCCTCGTTGCGGGTTAGGTAGGGTCCGCCGACCGAAGTCTGAATGCTCGCTGCCCGCTCTTCGAAAGAACCAGAGAGCTTTTCGCGAAGGTTGAACTCGACGTAGACATCGTCGTCAGCGAGGTCTGGAACAAGCTGAAGCTCGATCTCCTCCTTGACCATTTGGAGCCAAGGACCGAGTGTGTCCTGGTAGAGCATTAGATGTTGTTCTCGGACATTCGAGTAGGTCGCCCCACCCATCAGACCCAGCATCGACGGCGGGACGAAGTACGCTGCTGCGACTTCTTCGCGGGTGAGCTTGCGGGCTTCGACATATTGCAGCTGCTCCGCCGTTTGTGAAGCGTTACGGAAGGTCATGCCGTCTTCGAGAATTGGCGTACCGCCTGCGCCAGGACCGCTGCCGGTGTATTGCGAGCGCCAGCGTTTTGCGAACTTGCCCTTTGCTTCGGACGACCATTCTGGAGCGTCCTTTGGTCGCTCCAGATACCCAGAGACGCGAGCGCCATTCTTGAGAATCTGCTCTCGCATCTCCCCGGCTGCAAACTCTTCGGCGAGTGTTCGGCGGAGAGACTCGAGGGGTGATGATCCGCCGATTCCGGTGTCGCTGTAGCCTCGGAAGTAGACGATTTCGTCCGGACTGACATCCATCTTTCCGGAGGAACCTTTGACTTCGAAGTACTCTGGTGTCAACCAGCTTTCACCCTTCGGGGTGACGAAGCCAGGCGGGATTCGGACCAGCCCTTCAATGCCTTTGTCCGTCTTGATCTTCTGCCAGAAGGCCACGTCGTAGATCGCGAGATCGTGGATCAGTGCATCCATCAGCCGGTATCGAGTGGTGTAAGGGCTTGGTTTACCGAGCAAACGAGCTAGCGGGTGATCAGTCAGTCGCTGCCGATCGGCATCTCCGTTGCGCTCGAAGACGTGCAGACCGAGCTGCGCGATATTGCGAGCGACGAACGAGATCGTCATACGAACTGCGGGCTGAGTGCGCCACAGTTCGGAATATGCCAGTGACAGCTGGTCCGTGAGTTGGATTCGACTTGCAGGTGGAAGCTCAAGCCGCGAAATGCTCTTGAGCTTTCCGTCGGAGGTTACAAACGCCATGCGGCACCTCCTAGAGAGCTTGAATGAAGTCGATGTTCGACTTGTCGATGGCAATTTCGCCGTCAGCGGGCATGGACTCTTGGCCGTCTTCGTGCACGTACGCGGATTTGAGAGTGATGAGCGGGCCTCGGGTGGACATGACAACGCCGCTCACCGATGTACCGGAGAGAAGGTTGACGACCACGCGGGGTTTGGCTTGAAGGTGCTTGTATTGCAACGGTTCCCCTAGACGATAAATAGGTCTTCGGTCTCGTAGACCGAAGACCTTTGAGGCTCTTCGGCTTCGACCCACAGGCCGTAGCGGGCCAGAGTGATTGCGACGATGGCTGTGATGTCTTCGGCGTCTCGCCGGTCCCAGGCCCACGCGCCACCAGTGCCGACGTTTCGCTTCGTGGCGGATTCCAACGCTGTGACTAGGCGGATATCGCCTGTGTGTGAGAACAATCCGTCGTCCAGCCCGTCAGAGACAGCACCGCAGGCTTGCGCCAGTTGTGGGTCTGTCGCGCCAACAGTGATGATCGAATGTTGAGCCAGTTCCGGTTCCAGGCTCCATCCGGGGGAGGAGCGAGCGATAACGACTGCACGCGGCTTCTGATTCCTGTGAATCTTGCGAAGCAGTTCTGCTGCCTGACCAGTGGCACCGTGGTAGATGACCTCGACGTGAACACCCTTGTCGGAGCGCAGAGTGGCCGCAGCGATTGTGCAGACTGAGCGATCCTCGGACATATCAAGCGCAATCGCGAAGTCGTCGGTGAGATCAGGTTTGCCGTTGGCGCTAGCAGCCCAAATCTCAAGGTCGATGGCTGGTTTGAACTGGTCAGCGATCTCGTCTGTCGGCCAATCGCCTCGTCCAAGTATCTCTACGTCGAAACTCTTCTGGCCTGCGCGAGTCGCGAACCCGCGCATGAGCTTCCGAATCTTGGATGAAGTCTGGATGACGCCATAGGACGGATTGGCGTACTGCCAAGCCTCTTCGCTCTCACGATCGAATTCCTCTGGCGCTTGGTATTCCGCAAAGTACAATTCCGATTCATTTGCCAGTCCTCGGCGACGGATTGCCGCGAGTACATGGCCATCAGGGTGCAAGTCGAGATTGACCGCCGAGGACGTGAAGATCGTCTGAGGATCGAATGCTGCGAGCTGGGCGGGGGACAGAGCGGACATCTCGCCATCGGTGAGTGAGTACGCCTCGTCGTAGATGACCAAATCTAGTTTCGTGAGTCCTCGACCGGCATCGCCTGAGCGAGTTGTGAATACGACCTGAGAGCCGTTATCCAGCTCGATCGTTCCACGGCCCTGTGAACATGTGTTTCGTACTACCCGGCGCAGCAACGAGGGGCGAGACTTGATCATCGCCCAGGTGCGCTTGTAGAGGTCTTCGGCAGTCGTCCACCGCTGCGCAGTGAAGACGATCTGCTCGTTGAGGACGAAGATTCCGTACACAACTCGGAAGCTGAGGACGAGTGATTTACCGTTCTGGCGAGGGCAGATTATGCAGCAGTCAGGATGGGTCCAGGTACCGTCAGGATTCTTCGACAGGATCGAGAGGAGCGAGTCACGTTGCCAAGGCATGGCTTTCGTGCCGGTGCGTTCAGCGAGATTGATGGCTTTAGTGCCGTGTTCGTGCGAGCCAGATTGCACCGATAGGTTGTGTGGGGTCTGGCGACCGGTAAGAGTCGGCCAATCCTCAGAGATTGGCGAGGTCGTCGTCTTCATCAACAGGGATGTCATTGCGCCCCCTGGTGATCTCTGCTCGAATCTGTTTGAGAACCACAGCCTGTTGGCGGGCTTCCTGCATTGCGCCACTCACCCGGAGCACGTACTCGGTTGAGTTGTCGCGAGCCGGAACGATGCGCAGCCAGGAGGTGTCCGACCCGGTAAGTACGGAGTGGAGACGCTCGAGCCGATCTGCGATGCGAGATGCTTCAGCGATGAGAGCCAGATCCACCGCCGATCGGTCGTCGGTCGCAAGTTCGTCCCAGACGGCTTGGCCTGCCGGACCCAGGCCCCATGGTTGAAGGGTGTTTCGGAGGTCGTCTGCGGTCACTGGTTGAAAGCCCCTTGCACGTAGCTGTGGAGTCGCCGTAAAAAACAAGGACTGGGCGGCCGTAGAAGTTCGGGAGGCTGGCTCGCTGAGCGATCTGGACGCCCTTCCCCTTGTGGGATAACTGCAGGTCAGAGGATTGCGAACGTCAGCCGAGCCAGTCGCGTGTGGTCACACTGCCCTGACCTGGGGCGTTGGCATTTGCCGGCCTTTGTGCGTCCCTTGATCCGTCACCGCGGGAACGGTTACAACGGGAGTGGAGCAGGCGGTCAGCGACCGTTCCACCCTTTGAACGGGCGATCGAGTGATCTGCCTCAAGCGGTGCTCGGTCAGGGTTGCGGAGCGGGTCGCGGTACATCCCGAGGAGGCACCACCAACAGGCCGTACCGTCACGGTGGTTGGCCAGAAGTCGCTTGCGCTCGGCGTCATGCTTGGCTCCGAGACCGCGCTGTTGGCGGGTCTTTTGTTTGCGTGTGGCCGGTGGGTCATGTCGCTTCGATGTGCTTCGCGGCGTCGGTTGGTACCAGGCCTTGACCGCTTGTGCGCTCTGCCAAGGTCTCTCGGCTTTGGCTCGGGCAAGAGCCACGTCTATGCCAGGATCAAGGTCAATGATCTGTGCGCCCTGTGCTGTGTACGACGCTCGCGCTTGCGGGCTGGGTTTCGTGTGGATGATGTAGCAGTCACCAGCTGTCACGGTCATCGCTCTCTCGATGGCGGCAGTGCGGGCAGCCCGCGCAACCGCTAGCGAGGCGGGGGAGTGCGTGTGGGTATGTTGCCCAGGTCGAGGACCGGAGAGTGCGGTGGCCAGGACATCCAGGTCGATCACAACGTCGTCGGGTCCAGCGTGCTGGCGACAGTAGGTTGACTTACCTGAGCAAGGTGGTCCTGTGACAATGATGATCACGGAATCACCTACCTGAGCGTGAATGTCTGTGCCCCGTCGGGGGATTGCATTGTGACTGCTGCCGACGGGGCTTGCGCGGTGATCTCCCGGAGCGAGTGATGTTGTGCTCTACGGCGGTTGGGATCGCGCCCCCCAAAAGCAGAAGCGCGAGAACCTAATTTGATCTAGGTCACGCGCCAATGCGTTAAGCATACCGTTCACACACCGTCAGCACCATAGTTTAGTTTGGTTGGATTTAGTTCGAGAATGTCACCGAGTCTGTAGCGGCCCTGTGTATCTCGGCTTACCTTGCCCCTGGCGTACCACCGGGAGATCACATCTGCCCGCAGTGAGGGGTGCCCGAGCGCCCCCATCAACCGCTGCGCCTCGATCGCCGTGACGCGCTTGTCGTGTGCCTCGCAGACTTTTATCGGAGAGGCCCAAGTGTTGTCATCCTCGGGCAAGTCGATGACTCGCCAACACCTGTCCACTGCAACTCGGATGCTGCCGAGTGCCTCCTCGCTTCCCTCCGTCATGGCGAGGGCTACTACGTGGGTATCTAGCCATCTGGCAAGGCCCAGAATTGAATCCATTCCCTCGTAGTCGATTCCACGGCTCTCGCACACCAGCCTTGCCCAGGTCGCCAACTCGTTGCGCAGTTCGTGTGTAGCGCTGGCAGCGCCCGTGTGGACCGGCAGCGGCTGTTCGCCAGATCCGTTACGTACCTTGACGCCTCCGGGTGCTACCCGGTCTTGTCTGCTAGTCGTAATCGCTAGCTCTTCCACCAGTTCGGGGATGCGCCGGAGGATGGTGACCAGTGCCCGCTGCTCGGCTGTTGATACGTAAAAGTGCTGCTCCGATGCCATCATCAAACAACCACCAGTTGAATCTCGTGGAAGCCCTTGCATCCATCTTTGGCCCAGCAGCCCCAGACATTCAAAGTGTCATACGATTTCGCTGCGACGCGGAAATCGCGGAAGAGCGTGAAGCTTGGTTGTAGAGCGCAGTAGCTCAGGACGGCAAACTGTCCTGAGGTCTGGGACAGGGCTTGAGACCTCGGAACTGCGCACTGTACGAAATCAACATAGCTGGAATGTGCTCTTCCGCAGCGGCACTCGTGAAGGGTGGTGATGTCGTCCAGTTCTCGCGCAGCCTTCCGATAGACGGTTCGGCGATCTACTCGTGCGATAAGGGTCATGCGCCTGCGTCCTGCGTGGATGCGAGCAGGTCAGAGGTCAAAGCGTGGACGGTATGGTCGCCGATGCAGCGCTCATTGGCGGGGCAGAGTCGCAGCGATGGATTCTTTGCTGCGCGGGTGGCTTGGGATTCCTCCGGAAACAGCGAGAACCCGTCTTGGTTGCACCAGATCACGGCATGCGAATGGTATTCGGCAAATTCCAGTTCGCTGGCTTCATCCCTAATCCAAGGCTTTCCGAGCAGGGTGCAACTGAGGAAATCGGCGTAATTACGATGTGCCTTTACCTCGTGACGGCATGGATGTGCAAGTGCTGGGGAAGGGGAGCACTGTTGAATTTTCATATCGTTCCTGCGAACAGTTAACGTGAGAGTGACCGCTCGGCAGTGACCCGCGCCCCTTAGAGGGCGCAGAATCATTCTTCTCCGCTGAAACCTAGCGCGCAATTAATCTTGGTACAGGTACAGGAAATCCCTCCGGCGTCAGGTTCACGCGAGAGGGACCTCTACTGAAGTGATTAGGGGGTGGGCGTTGCAGACGCCGACTTCGATTCTGCGGAGCGAACCATGTGGGCGACCCAATCCTGGAAGTCCACGTCGGTCGCCAGCATGTCTTCGAACTTCTCAAAGTTCGTTCCCGTGCAGCTGAGGGGAGTTTCGGTGCGGTTCTTACTGTTTGAGAAATCCATCGTGCGCTTCATCGCTTCCGTCTTTTCCGACATCGGCGCGGACGGATCCGACAAAGTGACCTCGTCAAACTTATAGTAAACGTCGGTTGCAGCAATCTTCTTGATGTTCTCGCATGCCTGCTCGCGAGGGGTCAAGGTTGGTGTTGCAGCCTCGGTATTCTCGTCAGAACCACCGCACGCCGAGATAGAGAATATAGCTGCTGCGGCAATGCCGACAACGACAATCTTGCGCGATTTCAAAATGTCCCCTATTGGTGAGGGTGCCGGATCAGATTCGCGGCACGTCCAATGCTGGAATTGATTAGAGCACGTGGGTTGGACATTTCGGTAATGATTCCACTGACACATGTCGGTGCACCTCAATCCGGGGTGGTTTTGCAGCTTCGCTCGGTCCGTCATCAGCTGCTCGAGGACGAGGCGAGTCACCTGTTCCGTCTGTGAGATGGATGACCCTGCGCAGTGCACCGAGCAAGGCACCCTGATGCTGGCTCCCAGCTGCTCGCAGAACGCCTAATCCCAGGTCTCCGGGAGTCAGGCACGGCTTCGGCTTTGATGGCTGATACGACGACATCGAACCCAGCTGCCGTGCAGCTTATTCGAGCCAGGTGATGAGCTGTAAGCCGTGCGGAGGCTCGTCATCTCGCCGAGACCTACCACCCACGGTCCCGCCCCCTCGCCTTCATCTGACTCTGCAACGCGATCTGCGCGATCCGCAACTGGTGCAACGTCTCCGGGTCCGAGTGCGCTGTGTTTGGTCCCAGATAGATGCTGAGCGCCTCGTATACAGCCTTCCGCCTTGCCTCCCCAGCGGCACGAAGAACGTCGAACGCCCACCGGACGGACTGATGTGTGGCCTCAATCGAGGGATCGTCCAGCGAGGCTCTGAATTCCGAGATCCCGTAGCCATTTCGGGAGAGGGTCTCGATCACCGAATCCATTGTCGAGTCCTCGACTAACCAGAGCTGATTGCGGAGCAGCTCCACCCGCTCGTTCTTGGGACAGACAAGATCGATGAGCGCCGAGGCGGAGGTGCCGTCTGCGGTGAGGGGGAGAGTTACCTGCCAGACGGTGTCTGAGACGAAACCCTTCGATCCAGGATTGCGAGTGAGGCGGGTGAAGTGGATGTCGGTCCCCATAATTTACGTGTCCTTGGTTGTGTGCGAACTTAGCGATCTCACCGACGTGAAACTCTGTCAAAAGCGTCTGTCCTAAACCGGGCTGTCCCAGCTGTCCCCCCCCTACGGGTGGGACATCTGTCCGGAGGCTTGCCGAGTTTCACCTGTCCGGAGCTGTCCCGGACAGCATTTATGCGCTCTGAACTGCGAAGATGTCAACCCTGTCCGCAGCTGTCCGGGACAGTAAGAGCTGTCCGGAGAACCTGTCCGGAGAGTCGACCTGTCCCGGACAGGTTTTGGGCCTGTCCGAGACCCCTCCGAGAGGCCGATTCTCACTCCTGGAGGAGGCTGGCATCGCGTTCCCGGCGGTACTTGATCGCCTCGCTCAGCGGTCCGTTGCCGATCCCGGCGACCACCTTGGGATGGATCTTCTTGAGGTTGTCGCGTCCGATGTTGGTCGGAACCTCCGCCGCGTCGAGTGCCTCGACGGCCCGCATGACGATCTCGGTGTTCTCGTGGAACCCCGCCGCCGCGGCTGCGTACCCACCGAAGCCACCTGACGGCTTCCCTCCGGCGCGCTTGTGGGTGAGGGGTCCATCCACTCGCTGCAGGGCGACGTACTTCTCCATGCCGCCCAGACGCTTCTTGGCGTTGGTCAAGGTGAGCTTGTCGTCCTTGTCGGAGATCAGCCACTCGTTGTCGACCTTCGACTTCTTGGCCGAGTTGCCGCGAGCGCCCTTCTCCACGTCCTTACCGGTGTGGTCGAGCAGCACCGTGGTGATCCCCAGCTTCTTGAGCTTGAGGGTGATTCGGTTGTCGAACCTGATCCAGGTGTCCGAGGAGTTCTCCTCGCCGTCGATGAACGACGAGAGCGTGTCCAGAATGACCACGTCCGGCTTCCGCTTCTCAAAGAGCTTCCAGAACGCCGCCGCACCGGCATCCTCGGTGAGGGGTGCCCACTCCGGGAAGTCCTTGATCAGAAGGTTGGGGGTCTCCAGCGGGGCGGCGAAGCGCTCCAAGTAGTCGTGCCACCACTCCAGGCCGCACTCGGCGTCCACATAGAGCACCCGCAGCGGGTACTCCAGCTTCTTGTGCCTGCCGTCCGACTCCAGATCCAACAGGGACTCACCTATCGACCAGGAGAGCGCCATGTTGGCTGCCAGGACCGTCTTACCGGCACCTGAGGCTGCGGTGAGCTTGGTGGTCTCGCCGAGGGGGATCAACCCGTCCTCCAGCCAGATGCGGGGCGGGAGCGGCTTGCTACGCAACGCAACCAGATCGGCCACGTCGTCGTCATCGTCCTCGGCCTCTTCGGCGGCGATGCGGGCTTCCTCGGCGGCAATCGCGAGGCGGACCTTGTTCCGACGGAGGCCGTCACGAACCTCCCTCTCGAAGAGCAGCTGTTCGCTGGTCTTGAAGGACGACTCGGTGTCTGCGGCTTCCTCGGCACGCTCCTTGGCGGACGCCTCGGTGAACGCGGCCTTCTCGTCCTCGATCCCAGTCGGTACGGAGTCCGGCACGGTGATGTCGAGCATGTCCCATTCAGACAGTCCGAATTCCTCCCTGAGCGGGTAAGGGTTGGCCGTGCAGACGCTGCAGTGAATGGTGGCGACACCGTTCGAGGGTCCGCCGACATGGCTGATGACGAGCGGCTCGTAGGTGCAGGAGGGGCAGTTCTTGAAGGTGTAGGTGACCTCGACGCAGTGGTCGTCTGCCTCGGGGTCGGAACCCTCGCCGTACTGAAGCCAGCTCAGCGTGTGTCCGTTCTTGGCGGCGTACTTGGTTACCGCGTCCACGACGCGCTTGGTGGAGTCTCCCATCAGTTCGTAGGAGCCGTGGACCTTGGGGACCAGATTGTGTGTGGGAGTGCAGCTGGGGTCTGTCATGGGTACCTCGACGAGAGAGAAAACGGTCTCACGGCGGGTCGTGCCGGAGTTACGAATAGCGTTGTCTTGCGGTAGATTAAGCACTGGATTCCTCATTTGGTGGTTTGGGATTCATGGCTCGGACGATTCTTTGCGGGAGCGTCCGAGCCGTTCCCGTCTGCGAGCCTGGTACTCGAATTGTTTTCTGACTGTGCGGTGTTCACGCGGTTCTTCTCGTGCGAGTGTCCAGGAACGCTTCGAGGTCCAGGCGGCGGACGTGCCATCGCAGGTCTGTGCCCCGCTGGGCGGGGAGTGTGCCTCCGTAGATCCACCGCCGAATTGTCTTCTGGCACGTTTCGGCTTCGGTCGCTGACTCTTCGATAGAGAGAAGATCGTTCGGGTGGTTCGGCGGCTTCAGGAAGAAGATAGGCATGTTGATCCTTCGGAATGAAGTCTGATCTCGCCGAGTTGCTCAGCGGAGAATCGAATCCGTGTGGCTCTTGACTCGATCACACGAACCTATCGATCGCCGAGATCCGTGTCCAGCCGTTTTGGACCTTAAATCTGTTGTATGACACTAAGATTCGTTAACACACTTGAGTGGTTATTGAATACGTGCAGGTCTGGGGTCGTGAGTGTTCGGGGTTCGGTGCGCAGTGTTGCAGCTACTCGTGACCGACATCACGAGCTGGCTTTTTGTGGCGGGCGATTGACTGTTTCGGAACATATGAAAAGACCCTCGACCGTGTAATGGTCGAAGGTCTGGGGTCATGAGTGTTATGCAGCTTGGTTGGAGGCTAGCCAGGCGTCGACATCTCGCTGTGTGTAGCGGATAGAGCGGTCGAATCGGTGGTACTGAGGGCCGACTCCTCGTGCGCGCCAACGACACAGGGTCTCGACTGTAATTTTCAGTCGTCCTGCCAGATCCTTAGGCGTTAGTAGCGACTCGGTGGCGGTTGCTGTGGAAGGTTTGCGACTCTGATCCGGCATGGTTTCAATTTCCTTGGCAGTGTGTAAACGTAAGTAGTTGTGGAACAACAACATTCAAAGATGATTCTACGCTAGGATGATTGCAGGTTGCTGCGATTGATCTGCATTGATGGCAACTCCGTCCCCGGCGATCTCCGGCACGTGGAAGCATGGAGCCGAGAAACCCCGGCACCTGCGTCAACAGGTCCGGGGCGTGGTCGAACCTGACGAGAGGTCCAACATGTTCAACCCTACTTTGTGTGCGCTCTACCCCGGAACGGTGATTTGACGTGGCGGGGCGTCCGCCGCTGGACATCGGCGCTCACGGCACCATCACGCGGGTCGACAAAGGGCGAGGTGTATGGCTGGCCAGGTGCCGATACCGGGCAGCAGACGGACGTACTCGAATCGTGGAGCGGCGCTCGCCGTCGGGAAAGTCAGATCGGTACGGCGCGGCGGCGGAGGCCGTGCTCCTCGCTGCGATCGCGGAGTTGCAGACCACTACCGGCGAGGCGGAGGGCGCAACGACTGGCACAACGCGACTCGCAGAGCTGACCGAGCGGTGGTTGACCGATCTGAAGTCGCGCAGCGAATCGGTCCGGACTACGGATACCTATTCGTCGATCATCACCAAACTCGATGCGAGAGCTGGCGGACTGCTTGTCAGAGAATGCACTCCGCGTCGGTTGGACAGGTTGCTGGTTGAACTGGCGGAAGTTCATGGGCCTACAACTGCCCGCCAGGCAAAGACGGTACTAAGTGGCGTTTTCACGCTCGCTCTTCGTGATGGTGCGGTGGCTCGGAATCCGACGCGGGATGTCGGACCGGTGCGAGTTCCGTCCAACGGGGCAGAGTCTCCGAGCAAGGGTCGCGCTCTGACGCCCGAGGAGTTGGCTGCTCTCTTGGACGGCTTGACGAACTCAACGGTTCCGCTTCCGCCGGAGGGGCGCGGCAAGAAGAAGGCAGCTTCCGAGACGACGCGCACTGTTTCTCAATGGGCCAAGGATGTCGATCTAGTCGACCCGATCACGATGCTCGCCGGGACTGGCCTGCGTCGGTCAGAGATGCTTGGCCTTCGGTGGGAGGACTATGACTCCGAGGCCGGAACGATCGCAGTCACTGGGCGAGTGGTTCGTGGGAAGGGTGTTGGTTTGATCCGAGAGGAAGTCACCAAGACGACGACCTCCCGGCGCGTGGTTGCTCTCCCGAAGTTCGCTATTGAGATGCTCACTCGCCGCGCTGATGAGTTTCATCCTAGTGAGGAGGGGCTGATCTTTCCGTCCTCGGTTGGGACGTTGCGGGACCCCGACAACTTAAATGGTCAGTTCGCTCGGGTGCGTGGTGTTCTCGGCTTCGAGTGGGTTGCGACGCACGCATTTAGGCGCACCGTCGCCACCCTCGCAGACGAAGCTGGACTGTCGGCTCGAGTCGGTGCAGATCACCTAGGGCACGCGAAAGTGAGCATGACCCAGGATGTCTATTTTGGTCGCGGAAAGACGCACTCGGCGCTGGCTGATGTGCTCGATAGCGCCGTCCGTCCGAAGCCTTCGTGA